GTTCGGCTCAGAATATGCTGATTCATGGAAGGAATTAATGGTTGGTTCTCCCTATTTTTACAAGGGTTACCCTGCCTTTTATAGGACAGGTAACCCTATGGGGATATACTCATCCTTTAATTCTACATCATTAGCACACCATTTCCTCGTTTGGAAAGCCTGTAGAAAGGCTAACCTACGGTGGAAAAGGGCTCGTTATATGTTACTAGGCGATGATATCGTTATTGCTAACGATAAGTTAGCTAGTGAATATAAAAAGCTTCTGGCTGAGTGGGATATTGAAATTCAATATTCAAAGACACATGAATCACCATATGGTTTCGAATTTGCTAAGCAAATCCGGCTCCATGGTATTAATGTGTCTCCCTTCCCTTTAGCTGCTCTATATGAACGACGATGCGAAACTATTTCTAGTATCGCCATTATCGTCCAAGAGTTTGACTATAAGTGTTGGAACACTGATTTGATGTCTGACTTAGGGAATTACCTCGTTAAAGTACTAGGTTGGAATAGGACCAGATGGTCCAAATTCAAACCAACACTTAATTTAGTAATCTCCTTTCTTAAGACTTTACAATGGAAAGGTCAACTAGGTAAGGCTTTATATGCTTACGTAAAGACCATTTTTCCGATAAAGAAAATTGTATGACAAAAGAAAGTCAACCAAACACTTTTTGTGCAATGGGTGACTGTCCAAGTCGTACAACAACTTTATCTAAAGTCTAGGGAAAGGATTGTTAGTGACAAAACAAAAGGTAGCTTGGGAGACCTAGCTACTGAAATGGTTTGTCACATAACATCCCTAAGGGACGGTGGAATGGACTGTTTCGATTTAATCGAATCAGTTCCATTCTTACAGGTATATGGGAGAGCTGAGGAGATTTATCTCAAAAGCTATGACTCCCTCTACGATTACGGTATGGGATCTCAACCTAACAAGTTAAGAGACCTTATCGGAAAGGTAGATATACCTCTCTCAGACGAAGGATTTTATGTGCGTCATCGTGACGTACTTATTGTCCAGAGTATGAGAGCTTCCCGGATCATAACTGAGATTTTGAAAACAACCAAAGAAGTAAGTGCTTACAATGGCAAGCTTAAATTTGAGCTTCCTTGAAGTGCTTATGTCAAAACCTAGTCATTAGTGC